CTCAGGAATACAAGGATGTCGTTACCGATCCAAAGCTCATGATGATCGCCAATCAACTAGACGCGGACTTCCGGAAGATGGATGCGGCAGAGAAGAAACTGACTCCATACATGGACCGCTATCGGGCAATCGGCGAGGAAGTCAGGAAGTGGAAAGGAACTAGTCCCGAATTCACTGAGAAGGTGAAACGGAAAGCCGAGACCTTGAAGACCCTGCCGCAGGCGAGCATGAAGTCCGGCAGCGTCGTCGAGGACGACGACAACATGTCAGAAGAGGAATACCACCAGAAGGCCATCCAGGAGACGGCCAGACGGAGGTATCAGACTCATCTAGGAGGTTAACCGCATGGCGGGTCAAGTATGGGCCGTCTCGACACTTGGCGGCTTCTTGTACTCGCGGCAACTGAGCAACGTTCTTAGGATGAATGTCCAGCCACTGGTGAAGTTCCGCCAGTTCGCAGACGTTCGTGACGCATCGCAGCAAGGTAGAAAGAAGGGCGATACATTCACTTGGGACGTTATCTCGGATGTCGCGACACCCGGCGCAGTGTTGATCGAAACCAACACGATGCCGGAGACGAACCTGACGATCACTCAGGGAACACTAACCATCACCGAGTACGGCAACAGCATTCCGTATTCGGGCAAGCTCGACAACCTGTCCAAGTTCCCGGTTATCGAGATCATCCAGAAGGGACTGAAGAACGACGCGGTCAAGACGTTCGATCGAGCGGCCTGGACGCAGTTCAATCAGACCCTGCTGCGTGCGGCTCCTACTGGCGGCTCGTCTGCCACGGGCGCTATCACGCTGACGACGAATGGTACTGCGACCATCACGAATAACGACTTTTACAACAACTCGTATGCGAAGTCGATCGTGGACACCATGAAGGAGCGCAACATCCCGGCCTATATCGGGGATGACTATTACGCTCTGGCATGGCCTACGACGCTGCGCACGTTCAAGAACAACTTGGAGACCATCCACCAGTATTCGGATACGGGCTTCAAGCTCATCATGAACGGGGAAATCGGGCGCTACGAGAATGTTCGTTATGTAGAGCAGACCAACGTAGCAAAGGGCACCGGCACGGACGGTATCACGACCACCGCGTGGACCAACGGCAAGTCGGATTGGATCTTCTTCTTCGGAAACGACACCATTGCGGAAGCGATGGCGATTCCAGAAGAGATGAGAGGAAAGATCCCGACTGACTACGGCCGGTCCAAGGGTGTTGCGTGGTACTACCTTGGCGGATTCGGCATCGTCCACACTCTGGCCATCAATACTCGGGTGGTCAAGTGGGACTCGGCGGGCTAGGAGGACAACATGCCACAGCAAATTACAAAGAACACCGCCTACGACAATGCCGTGTCCCTGGCCAGGCAGCTCCTGCCCCTGGCGGTATCGGCCGCTGGTGCCGCAGGCACCTTTGGCCAGTACTACGCCCTGGGCAACGAGACCTTGTGGGCGGCGCACGGCATCCAGCGGGTTGCCGGAACGTCCACGTACACCACCACGACCACGACAATTTCGAGCGGAACGTCAACGACCGTCATCAACACGTACACGGCCGCAACACTGGTGCAGGCGTATCGTGTGAGCGGCACGACGACCACCACGTTCCAGACCTTCGCGATTGCCGCGGCCAACGGTACCAACGGTACGGTAGCGCTTCAGAACTTCACGGCATGTGGTACCGCGACAAACGGTACGGGTGGAACGAACTTGGTGGCCGGAGACTTGATCTACATGCTCAACGGCACCGATGCGACAGCCACCACCATCCCGGCGTGGGAACTGAGCATTACCCCGCTCGGCAACGTGACTGCATAGGAGGCCACCATGGCTGTCGATAGCATGCAGAAGAACACCGGTAGAAGGGGATCTTCGAAGCCTTCAGGAAAGGGTGGCGCTGACTTGACATTAGAAGTAGTCAAGAACCGCGTCAAGACTCCTGATGGCCAGATGATCCCTACCGGGAAGTCCGAGGCAACGGATGCCGGGTTCCTGAATAAGGACACCGTGTATTCGAATACCAAGGTCTTCGAAAGGTATGGGCACGGCGGTCAACCCCAGTCGGGGAAGATCGAGGGCATGCATTCCTATATGCCCAATCAGGCACTGGATGTACCGGGCTTTGACGCCAATGGGGGATGCTTCCACAAATGGGGCACTCCTTATGGCGAAGCGGCCTATTTCAACCAGTTGCCTCCGGGTCCGGATATCAACGACCAGGCGTATGCACTCATTCACGACATGCCGCTCGAGGTTTACCACGGCGGGGTGACGTATGAGTCGGATACTCCGTGGCCTGTACGAGATATCCCTGAGTGATGAAAGAGGAAACGGCGGGCTAATAACCCGCCTTTCCGCATAGTATGGCGCATACAAGAGGAAAGGCATTGCACGAGACTCATCCGCATGGAGTCAGCGGAGGAGTTGGATCAAGACATACAGAACCGCATCCTCATGCAAAAGGTGGATACGTACACAAACACCGTATGCATTCAGGTGGTGGTCCGATTACTAGTACCAAGAAGGGGAAGAGGGCTCCGGAATGAGCACCTATAAGAAGCATCCAAAGAACACTGCGGTTCATCCGACGCACGCATCAGGACATCCGGAAGGTTCGTATCACCGCGATCCTCATCCGAGCGGGAAGGGCAAGAAGGTACATAACCACCGGATGCATTCCGGGCGGGGTGAGATTACCGATTACGTTAAGAAGGAGCGCTAGACATGGCTAAGCAAAGTTTGCAGGACAAGTTCCAAATTACGGTTCCGTTCAATCCTAACGATGATGATGAGAATCGTGACTGGGTATGGCCCACTAACAAGACTCTGAAGCCCAGAGCGATTCACGGCGGTTATGCGGACGGGAATATTTCTGAATTTGCGTTAGGCCCGAAAGGATCACAGCATGAGCCTATGAAAGACCCGCTGCCGTATGTGAATATGGCTGTAGCTGGCAATGATGGTCCTACTTGGACCGATATGCAGGAGTGGGTATGGAGCGAACATGGTGGAGCTCCGCTGGTTACTGCGTCGGACTCCGATGTGACCAATTCTGTGATGCAGCCTAAGCACTTACGAGACGGGTTCACGTTGCATGACATGGGGAATACTGACGATCAATATACAGGTGAGGGCGTCGATCAGTTCTACGGTGATGCCACGGGGGAGGACGATGCGGGGAATCGTTACTCGGGCTTCGTAGAGCGTAACAACTACTTAGATAGAGAATAAATGGCCACGATCACCCCTGCCAACCCTAATGCTCCGATGGCGGTAGTCCACTATTATGTGGACGAGTCTGGAGTGGCGCAGCAGGTATCAGCAGAGACGCCATATCCAGTCCAGCCCTCTGCGGCCTATGGCACTCTAAGCACTGCTGGCACTACCACGGTAGATGCATCGCCAGGCGTGTTCTATGGATTGAATGTGCTGACGGCCGGAGCTGCTTCCACCATCCAGGTCCTGGACGGCACTACGGCCCTCACCGGTACTCTGACCAACCAGGCTGCCGGAGCCGTAGCAACCGGGTTGCCTTCCGGCATAGGAGTGCGCTACCTCACTTCTCTGGTGGTCATTACAGCCGGCACGGGCGTATCCACGACCGCTGTTTATAGCGCGTGACCAAGCTTGGAAGCATCTGCAGCAAGGGAACGCTCGATAACATGGCAAGCGTTGCCAGAGAGTGTCCGCAAGGATGTTTTGTCGAGGTGGGCGTCTATGAAGGAGGATCCGCCCAAGTTCTATATGACATTGCAGTCGAGCAAGGAAGGCAAATATTCCTGTATGACACTTTTGAGGGGATTCCGTATTCTGATCCGGTAGATTCCCACAAGGTAGGAGATTTCAAAGGGGGTGATCCTGAATACATCAGCCTCATACTACCTAAGGCTATCGTTCGTAAGGGGATATTTCCTGATAGTGCAATAGCAATGCCTCCGGTTGCGTTTGTTCATCTGGATGTAGATCAGTACAGGAGTTACAAGGAGGCTATGGAGTACTTGGAACCATTGATGGTTCCGGGAGGGGTGATGTGGTTTGATGATTATGAATGCACGTCTGGTGCGACTGTGGCAGTTAATGAAAGGTACGACAGGAGCGAGCTCTGTCGATTCAAGGACGACAAGTACTTCAAGAGGTTCTAGGATGAATGGACACATTTTCAACGCAAAGCAGCCTCATGGCGTGATCTATGGCCATCCGGTGGCCAGATTCGAGCAGAACGGCGTCTACTACGACGGTGCTGGTCGGGAGGTGGTACCTGAGCGTATGAACGAAATAGAGGAAACGGCTCAGATCGAGCAAGCGGCGGCAGAGGAAAAGAGGATCAAGGAGCTGGCAGAAGCAATGCCGTCTGCGGTCAAGCGTCGCGGCCGTCCTCCTGGAGCCAAGAACAAAACTAAAACAGCATAAGCCAATGTGGAAGAAAAAAGAGAGTGCAGGATATCGGATGAACAGTTCGAAGCTATCGCCAAACGGGCGGCAGAGCTTGCCAGGGAAAAGTTCTATGAATCAGTCGGACGCGCTGTGGTTGGCGCCGTTTTACGTTACGGTGGGGCGGGCCTTTGTGTCATTGCTCTCTGGGAAGCAGCGAGACAGGCGCTGAAATAACATGGTCTGGCGCATCGATGACCCGCAAGGAGATGAATCCTCAAAGATCAAATGGGAGCTTGTTCCCTATACCAGAGGACGAGTACTGGACGTCGGCTGCGGCAACCACAAGCCTTTTGCGCACTTCATCGGTGTCGATAACAACAAGGACGCGCACCTGTTCGGGATTCTGTGCAAGCCTGATTTGTGCATGGATGCGGAGAACCTGGAGCTCGTAGCAGATGGATCGATGGATGCGGTCTACTCGGCGCACACACTGGAACACGTCGAGGATCCGCTAAAGGTCCTGAAGCACTGGTGGAGCAAGATCAA